CCGCGCGCGGGGGCTGGCCGCGTCCCAGCGCTGGCGCTGCTTCCAGCTCGATAGCGTCGAGACGGCAAGGCCGGTTTCCTCGGCGATCTGCGCGATCGACCAGCCCCGCCAATAGAGCGAGCGCGCCTCGATCCGCTGCGCCACCCGTTCGGCAATCGGCACGACATTGGCCCCGGACGCGGAGGCGTCGGGCATGTGATGCAGGTTATCGTTGTCGGGGGGCTGCTCCATCGCCGGCCACGCTATGGCCCTTGGGCGGGGCTGTCGGCGGGGGCCGATTGTAAGGGGCGGTTTCACAACGCGCCCGCGTTGAGATGCGGCGCGATCCGGGGCCTGGTGCGGTTGTCCCGCCGTCACTCCTGGACCGGAGCCCTGAATGCCCAAGTCCCGCTTTTTCCGCGTCGCCGTCGAAGGCGCCACCACCGATGGTCGTGCCATCGAACGCCAGTGGCTGATCGACGCGGCCGAGACCTACGACCGCAATACCTATGCCGCGCGGGTCAATCTCGAGCATATCCGGGGTGTGACGGCCGATCCGCCATTCCAGGCCCTGGGTGACGTGCTGTCGCTGCGCACCGAAGACGTGCAGCTGACGGTGGGCGGCAAGACTGAAAAGCGCCTGGCGCTGTTTGCCGAGATCGACGCGCTCGATCCGCTGGTTACGATGAACAAGGCTGGCCAGAAGCTCTATAGCTCAATCGAGATCAGCCCGAATTTCGCCGGCACCAACAAGGCCTATCTCGTCGGCCTGGCCGTCACCGACAGCCCGGCCAGCCTGGGCACGGAAATGCTGCAGTTTGCGGCATCCCAAGGCGACAAGTCACCGCTGCGCGCGCGAAAGCTCGACCCGGCCAACCTGTTTAGCGTGGCCGAGGAATTCCAGCTCGAACTGGCCGACGAAACCGACGATCCGGCCACCGGCCTGATCGGAAAGATCGCTGCCTTCTTCGACGGGCTCACCACGCGCCAACTGGTGGAACCGGCCCCCGCACCGGTTCCCGCGCCGGCTGCGCCCGCTGCCCAGCCCGGCGCCGATGCCACGGCCTTCGCCGCGCTTGCCCAGGCAATGAGCCAGGCGGTCACCGAACTGGCCACCAGCTTCCAGACTTTCGCCCAGGCCAACGGCCAGCGTGCAGCGGTCATAGAAGGCCAGGTGGCCGAGATCGCCGCCACGCTCGAGCGCACGCCGGCCACCGCCTTTGCCCAGCGCCAGCCTGCCACCGGCGGCGACAACCGCGTGCGCACCGACTGCTGATCGCAGCCAGGCCCCTCTCTTTCCAAGGAACACCCATGCGCAACGAAACCCGCATTCTCTTCAACAGCTATGTCAGCCAGATCGCGCTGATCAACGGCGTGCCCGACGCCACCGTGCAGTTCACCGTCGCCCCGGTGGTGCAGCAAACCCTGGTCGAGCGCATCCAGCAGTCGAGCGAGTTCCTCTCCTCGATCAACATGGAGCTCGTGCCGGCGCAGGAAGGCGACAAGGTCGGCATCGGCGTCACCCGCACGATCGCCGGGCGCACCAACACGGCGAACAACAACCGCCGCCAGCCCACTGATCCGACCGACAGCGCCGAGATCGACGGCTATCGTTGTGAGAAGACCGACTTCGACTGGGCCATCCCCTATGCCAAGCTCGACGCCTGGCGCCACAAGCCCGATTTCGAAACGATCCTGCGTGATGCAATCCTCAAGCAGCAGGGCCGCGATACCATCATGATCGGGTGGAACGGCACCAGCGTGGCGCCACAAACCGACCGCGCTGCCAACCCGCTGCTGCAGGACGTCAACAAGGGCTGGCTGCACAAGATCCGCACCGTAGCCCCGGCGCGCTGGCTGAACGATGGTGCGCTGACGGCCGATGCCACTAAGGCGATCTACGTCGCTTCGGGCGTCGAGCTCTACAGCGAGGATGCGGACAACGCGGACACCGCCCGCGCGGACTTTGTCAATCTCGACGCGCTGGTGATCGACGCAATCGAACTGCTGGACGAATGGCAGCGGGACAGCACCGACCTGGTGGTGATCGTCGGTCGCGACCTGGTGCACGACAAGTACTTCCCGATGATCAACAACGCCGGCGACAAGGCCACCGAGCAGGAAGCGCGCGACCGCATCCTGCGCTCGGACAAGCAGATCGGCGGTTTGCCCGCCGTGCGCGTGCCGTTCTTCCCGGCCCGCGCGCTGCTGATCACCAGCCTCGATAACCTGTCGATCTACGAGCAGGAAGAAACCCGCCGCCGCCAGCTGAAAGACGAAAGCGAATACAACCGCATGGCGAACTACGAGAGCGCCAATGTGGCTTACGTGGTCGAGGACTACGGCAAGAGCGCTCTTGTCGAAAACATCGTGCTGGCGGCCAAGCCGGCCTGATTTGGCAGAGCGGCGCTGTTTTGGCGCCGCCCGGCCCCTGCCATTTAGATCCTTGGTGGCAGGGGCCAACCCACAAAAGGGGCAGCGATTTGTGCCCCTTCCCTGCCCGGCGTCGGCATCCCCCCGCATTCTTGGGGCCGCGCCGGGCAGGTTTTCCATCCATAGGAGCACCGCCCATGTCTCTCGCTCGCCGTCATCGTGAATTGCACCGCGCGGCCCAGGCCGGCGCTGCCAGTGTCGCTCCGCGCGCGGCCGATGCGCCCGCGCCCATGCCCACCACCGGAGCGGTGGCGAGCGAATATGCCCTGCTGCTCGCTGCGCTCGGCCAGGATCTGCAGAGCCTGCGCCAGATCCAGTCGGTCGAGCGCAAGATCGCCGCCAAGGCCGGCATGATCGGCCGCTATCGCGCCTGGGTCGAAGGGGCGATGCGCTCCGATCCGCCGGTGCAGGACGATATCCTCGGGACCATGCTGGTCTGGGCGATCGACGTCGGCGATTGGCCGCTGGCGCTCCAGCTGGGCGCGCATGTGCTCACCGCGAATCTCGGCCTGCCCGAGCGCTACAAGCGCAGCCCGGCCGTGGTGCTGGCCGAGGAAGTCGCCGACAGCGCCTTGCGCGTTGCCAGCGGCGTTCCGCGTGAAGTGCTCGAGCGAACGCTCGCCCTTACCGCCGACTACGACATGCCCGACCAGGTCCGCGCCAAGCTGCACAAGGCGCTGGGCCTCGCCTTCCAGGCCGAAGCCGACGCTTTCGATCCCGAGGCGGAAAGCCAGCGGGCCGGCGGCAAGCGCGCGCTGGTCGATGCCGCGCTCGACCATGTCGGCCGCGCGCTCGAGCTCGACCAGAACGCGGGTGTGAGGAAGCTCATCGACCGGCTTTCTGCCGAACTCAGGAAACTGCCCGCCGCGAACGACGGCACCTGACCGAACACCAGCTGCGCCACCCGCGCCGGGGGGCGGGAACGGTCGGGGAAGCACCCGCTCCCCTCGCCCGCGCCCTCACCCCCCACCCCCTTCGAAAGCCTGCGCCCATGAGCTTTGTCAGCGTCCCGCCCGATCCCGTCTCACCACCCGGCTCGACCATGGCGGGCGATGGCTGGTGGCCGGAAATCGACTGCAACGCCATGCGCGATGCCTTGCGCCTGGGCGAAGTCGTCACCCATGCCCGCCTGCTCGGAGCGCTCGAAGGCGGCTTGCTGACGGCGGAAAGCGAACTGGCCACCTGGCGCGCCGCGCGCGAGGCTGAAGGCTGCACCAGCCTTGCCGAGGTGGAGCCGTTGCGAAAGATCGGCGGAAAGGTCCGGGCCGTGGTGCTCTACACCCGCGCCGTGCGCTGCGCGGCAGCGGCCGAGCTCGCCGAAACCCACCGCGACGTGACTGCCACCACCCACGGCCAGGCCCGCGCCGACGACGAGAAGCTTACCGCCGCCGATTACCGCCGCATGTGCACCGAAGCGATCCGCGATCTCATCGGCACCACGCGCGTTGCGATAGAGTTGATCTGAAAGGAACTGCCATGTTTGGACGCCGCCAACCCCGGCCAGGCCCGAGCCTAAGGACACCGCCTCCCCCGCCGCCGCCTGTCGGTTATGGCTATCCTGATCTTTCGGACAGCCGCATGCGGCGCTGGGCAATCGAACAGGCCATCGCCGCGCGCACGCATGGCTGTAGCCACC